ACCACCCTGCTCTTTGAAAGCATTACGCTCATCAGTAGCAGTCAACTCTACAGTCTCTTTCAGACTGGACATGTCACCCAAGGCAACAAGATCAAGGATAGTGTCAGTGTCATTGTAATGCTCGTTAAGCACTTCACCGACACCCCAAAGACCACCATCCCAGTGACAGTATGCAGACGCAAAGTTTTTCCAATCGGAGGTGATCATAATGTTAGAGCGAGTAGCCATTTGGCAATTCCTTTCTTTTCTCAACTTACATACTTAATATAAACATTCTGGCGAAAAATACAACCCCCAAAATGAATTTTTTTCATATTATTTTGGGGGTGTTGCATTTATGTTACGCTACACGCAGCAGAGTTGGTGATACCCGCCAACGAACAAGGGGAGCAGTCCGAACACTAATGGACTTGCGGTTGATTTTCTCAATCTCACCACGCTCAACAACACCTTTCTTGGTTTTAAACTCAACCATTTGACCTACGGTAAACTTACTACCAAGTTGCTCTTGAACAACACGACGGCGTGCATTGATTTCTTTAATCATTGCGTTAAGAGTGTCGTTATCAGCATTATGGATAGCTTTGAGAGTCGTTGCGTTAATCATATCAATCTCTTTCTTTTCTCAACTTACATAATTAATATAATAAAAAAGGAGGGCAATGTCAACCCTCCTTTTCATATTTTTTTCAACTATCGTTTCGGATTTTATCTAAACAGGCCATCCCATACCATCAAACTTTCGACCATCAGTTAGAGTACGAATGTTCTTTTTATCTACAGATTGAACGATATTGTTACCCTGTAGAGAGATAACTCCATCAGGTTCAATTACTCGTAAGATATCATTAAAGCTGCCATACATGCGAGAGGTGTATTCACCTTTCTTGGCATTCCAGTTTGACCGAATAGGTTTATCATCAACTTCTACAATTCGTGAGAAATTGTTATCTACTTCTACTTCAGGGATTTGTGATACATTTTTGGGTTTGTTCTTAGAACCCTTGGGGCGGCCTCGTTGCATAACAGTCTCCTTTTAAAAACAATTATAGACTACCACACTATTTCAATCTTGTCAAGCCACTGAAAATGAAAGAGTTGAACTTTCATCATGTTTAACACATCCCTTAGACCATGCTTTGATACCGGCTGGTTCTTTATATTTTTGTTTAACTTTTTTATTAAGTCTCTCTATGCGAGTTTTTCCACCTTCTTGATAATCAGACCATTGTAAAGACTTGTACTCTTTCATGAGTTTATCGTATTTCTTTTGATCTTTTAGAGATGCTTTAATTTCTCCCCACCTTTCATCTGGAAAAAATGATAGAAGAGCAAAGATTTTGAGATAATCAAAAACTTCGTCATGCTGGATATATGGCTTGGGCATATTCAACACCCACTCTGTTAGAATTCCACCTTTGGAAACATAATTCGGATCGATAAATCCAGCATCTACAGCCATACGTCTAAGCTCAATACCCCGATAGGGAACAAATGTCGAAACCGTTAATGCATCCCATCCACGACATTCCCGAGCAAATCTCGCTGTTTCCTCTACCATTTCTGGTGTTTCATAGGGCATTCCTAATATAACATTTAAGTTGTATGGAATATCTGAATTATTGATATACTCCATATGCTTTAAGTAAGTTTCATTGGTTACAGAACGGCTTAGGACTTCTCTGCGATACTGCTCATTGCCAGATTCTAATCCAAATGCCATGCGATATATACCTGCCTCTCGTAACATATCTAAAACATCAGGAGTACAGTTTTCAATACGGGTATTCATCCAGAATGGAATTTTGTATTTTGACCAGACTCTAGAAAACTCTTCAATCTCTTTTTTGGGTCTAGCTAAAAATGAGTCATCCATCATCATAATCATTTGAGGATTATGCTTTTCAATAATTCCAACAATTTCTTTTTCAATAACATCTGCACTCTTACGACGCATGAAATTACCTTGATTGTTTTCTTTGGAGAATGCCCGTTGTGAAGGTGAGTTGCAGTATGTACAATTGTATGGACACCCTCTGTAAGTCTCCATTGGTACAACTCTTTGGAATACTTTACCACCCATAGGTCTTGCCCATCGAGAATCATCAAACAAAGAAAAATCAGGTTCTACTGATGCAATGTTACAAAGTTCTTGTTCTACATTTGCATGTGAATGATCTTTGTATCTATAGGTGGTTCCTTTAATATTCTCTAAAGACTCATTGTTTTTCCAAGCATGGATAGCATCTCTTACAACATATTCACCCTCATGGTGACAAACCTGATTAATAACGTCATGTTGTAGCAGCACTTCTTTTGCGTCTCTAGCAAAGACACCACCAACAATATTTGGAATATTTTTATCTCTGATAGATTCTAGCAGTTCAATACCAAGTTTGTAAGTATCTTCTGCTACAGACATCAAAATTAAATCAGGATTATATTCTTTGACTTTAAATTGAAAATCACTTATCAGATTGTTAGGGTCACGAATTTCAAAAAACTCTTCTACATCAGATGTTTTATTTGCACCAATATTAGTCATAGTAACGTGTCTGTTTTTAAATTGGTCAGAATGATATGTTGTTTCAAAAATATCTACTTCAACATCTTCTTCTTTACAGATAGCAGTGAACAACCCCACACTAAGTGCAGGGCTGAACATCATAGGCAGATTAGGGTAAAGGATTAGAATTTTCATTTATGTACTCTAATTTCTAAGTTCTCTGGTTTCTTAAATGGTAAGTTGTCATGTTTATGGTGAATCACAAATTGTGTATCACTAAACTCTTTAAAAATACCTTGAAAGATTGGACGCCATGTTCTGGTCAGTCTTTCGGTATTAGCTGCACCCCGGTCAGATGGGAGATAGAAATCGGTTTTTGATAGAATATTAAAATCCATAATAGAATCAAAACCATAGAGATGAATTTCCTCACCTTTTAATTTGTTAGCAGCATAGTGTGTCGCAAAGTGACCACAGTTAAAATCAGTATAGTTCTTTGCATATTTAGGCAAAACAGTATAGAATTCTTTTACTTGTGGAGAATATTTCATATAGAAAGTTTGTCGCATCTCCATCCATTTTTGGGGTCTAACACCTAGAACCCAAGGATAGGGATTAGTTACACTGCCTTCTGTAATTGCCTTCATCATCTTGAAGTCAACCATACAAGAAACAAAAATATTTGAAATATCAAATGGTGGTAGGTTACAGGCAATCTTCAAGCCTTTTGCTGGCTGATACAGATGTGCGTTGTCACCATTACCAATAATATGAATTACTTTAGCCATTTATTTCCAAGCATCCTTTACCCACTGTTGCGGTTTGTAAGTTCCAAATCCAGTATCTACAGTTTCGTTAATAGCCTGTACAATACTAGGTCTACCATGAAAACAGACAATAGATGTTTTGTCTGATGGTTTTTCAGGGTACACATGATACTTATAGGACTTCAATTTACCGGGGTATTTTTGTTGAACAAAGTCTCTAGACAGAGGCGGGATATAGTCATTTAAGTATTCACCATCACCCCGGAACTGTCTCATGTTCCAAGGATTAGAATTAAATTGCTTCCAAGCATTATTATGAAAGTTATAATCCCATGCCATTACAGCAGACTGCATTCTTCCTCTCAGAAACTTTTGGTGTGGGTTACTTGCGCCAAGGTCTTCAATACCCATAAACAAACCATCATACTTCAGTAGCCAGTCAATATTACCAACAATCAGAGTATCAAGGTCAAGGTATACCATACGAGTGCCTAGACGGTTATCTGTGTTAAACAGTTGCAGTTTATTCCACCAACCCTCATATCCCGGAAGCAAAGGAACAGTCTTGATACCTTCCATCTTTTTTCTGTCAGTCAAGCAGACAAATTTATGCTCTACAGTTGTGTTGCGTTCAACCATAGACTTGAGGTTATAGACATACTCATCACTAAACTTATCACCCCAAAATACACATGCTACTGTAACCATCTTATAATCCTTTAGATACTTGTTCCCATGCATAACCATTCCGTAGTTCTTCTACTGTAAACTCGGAATGAATATAATCCAAGAACCACTCTTCTCTGTCAGGTCGATTAGGATTTTCAATATTACTAAAATCTTTGATAGGGTTAGATACAGGATATGCTACACTTCTAGGTCCAGTATAGGCAGGAATACCTTCTGTGATAGCACGAATACCCGGACTGCTAGACCAGTTAACAACAGCCCATACATTATCAAAACTCAAATCAAATTCATCAAAAGCATTTACTTTCTTAGGTTGCTGTAACTCATCCACCAAACCATAGAACTTATGATAGCTAATTGGAGCTCTAGGGTGTGGACGTAACGCAATAGGTCTGTCTGTATGTTCCCGAATACGTTCTACAGTTCTCATGATCCAGTTATCAGGATTTAACAGACCTTCCCATTGCTGACTCTTGCCATGCTGACAAGCAATCAAAATCCAGTCACCTGCATTGTTCCAAGGCTTCAGTTCTAGCTCCAGCTTTTCTGCTCTGGACATGTCTTTATCAATGTGTTGAAGGTATGGATAGTTTTTTTTGTTTACACCATTAAGACCAAGCTTCCATGTCTTGCCACGTTTAATGCTACCTACTTCCAGAACAAAGACAGGTTTGTCCTGTGCCTGAAACTTTTCAAACACTTCTTTGTTAGGCTTCATGCGACCATTCCAAAGAACAGACCAGATAACAGCAGCATCCGCATTCATATCATTTTCTACTACTGTATGACCATGAAACTCTAAACCGCTTTTAAGAGCATCGAAAATCTTTGGACTATTCAAAGCACCATATTCTGTAAATAAACTAAATCGCATCCTTCATACCTACCTTTGACATTTCAAAATAATCTCTCCACCAGTCTTCAGCATAATCTGTTTTATTGTATGCCTCAAACCAAGGACCACCTTCAGTGTAATGTACATTATTTACATCTTCTTTATAATCATACTCAGCAGCAAGCCAGTTCCATTCCAGAGGCAGTCCACCAATCTTTGTCTCATCATCCAGCCATTTGAACTGGTGTAGTTCTAGACCAGATGCAGAGTTAACATAGTCAGGTGTAAGTCTGGTACACTCTGCACAGTTCATCAGCATAAAACTAGACCAGTTCTTTTTAGGATACACTGTTTGTGTTTGATTTAAAAACTTTCTATCAGACTTAGGATGGTAATCATGCTGACAAACTTGTACTGCATATCTATCATCACGCATGCGCCATAGTTCAGCAATGTCTGCTTTCATCAACATGTCACAGTCCATGAACAATGCCCATCCTTGATAGTTCATCAAATGAGGCACAATAAACCGACTAAAAGAAAACTCTGTAGAGGAAAGACTATTACGTTTCCTAGAAAAATCATCTTTAATATTTTTAAGGTAGATAGGTGTAATTGCTACAGGTTGTGTACTGTGCTTTAGAATAGAATATGATAGTGTGCTAAATGCTGCTTTTTCTTTACTGTCATATCCAATGAATACATTAATCATTGCCGTAGCCTCTTATGTTTCTTAGTTCTCTCCAAAGGTCACCACGCATAACCTCTTCCATGCTCCAATGTGAACCTGCATAGTAACGTAAAAATTCTTCTCTGTCAACTTCTAAATTTGGATTTTCAATGTCTTTTAACTCACCAGCAGACCACGGTTTTATATATGCTGCCTCATGTGTTGCAAATGTTGGAATACCCTGCATCATAGTCACTGCCCCAGCAGTGCTAGTAAGAACAACTGCTGCCCATGCATTCTTAATCTGCTGTGCAGACCAATCTGCTAAGTTTTTAGTTTCTTTATGATAATATACAAAGTCTGAAATATTCAGTGATAGCCAATTTAATGTGCTGTCAATACTATTCTTGTTTGGATGTCTACCCGGATGGTCTTTTACCTTAATAGGTCTGTCAGTATACTTTCTAATTTCAATACAAGTATCCACTAACCATTTGTAAACATCAATCCCTTGGTGTGACCATCCACCACCACCTCTGTTAAGATAGATCAGGATATGTTTCCCATCTGTCTTCCAATCATGGATTTTGACATTAGTATTCTCTTGAATATATTTTACTTTGTTGTCTAAATCAGGAGAACTAACAAAGAAGCTTTCATGGGGATGGATAGAGTACATTGGAAACCGATAGAAGTTCATATCAGATTCCATCTGCTTCAATACATTTCCCTCAAAGAAAAACATATTTTCTTGTTTGCCACCTCTTTGCAGAAAGGAATTGAATGCTCTGTCTCTGCCAACATTACCAGCAGTAGGCCAGCCCCATATCATAGCAAAGTCTTTATCAGGGTCTAACTGACCATCTTCATTACCTCTAGTGATAATATGCTTGTCACCACATGCAGACACACCTTGCATCCATTCACTCATCAACTGTCTTTTATTAGCAGATGATGCAGTTACATGGTAAGCATTTAGTGTTAACTTTTTTTCTGGTGGATTAATCAGCTTCAATGGCATTTTTAAATTGCTTTACTGTTTTCAAATTGAGCCATTCTTTTCGATTGATATCGAAGTTTAACCATGACATATTTGATTCAGGAACAAACAAAGGTTCTTGTGAACCCTTTTTAATATAACCAATACCATAATCTATATCCACAGTCATCATGGTTAGGTTAGGATTTGAACGGTGCTTAACAAATGCTTTCCATGTTGTACCATTCCAAGTACCATTACCAGTATACTCTTCTAGTGGCCTTTGGTGCCACTCTTCAGCAGGGTTGCAGTCATGTAGAACAATACATCCACCTTCATTTAAAGAATTCAAAGCATTCACAATATCCTTATCTACCTGTTCATAGACATGCAGCCCATCAATAAAGATAATATCAAAACCTGTGCCATGCTCTGCCCATGTCCAAAAAAATTCATCAGAAGTTACTTCAAATGCTGTTGTGTTTTTGCCTCTTGGTGTTGTGGCAAACTTTGGGTCTACTGCAACTTTAGTATCTACATTAATCTTGTTAAAACAACCACTAGGCTTTCTAACCCCAATCTCAAGGTACGACTTGTAATTGTTTTGCTCAATCAAGTAATTGATAACATCATAACGGTACTTCATATTACCAATCTAACCACTCATTGTTTTTCAGGGTCCAGTCTACAGTCTCAATCAATCTGTCTCGGACAGGCTTTGGAGTCCAGCCCATCTCTGCCATCTTAGATCCATCCAGTGCATAACGCAAATCATGTCCCGGACGTGAAGAATGAAAGTCTATCATTTCATAGTTCAGTGCTTTACCTTGAATGTCTGCAATCATCTTTGCCAGTTCAAGGTTATCAAGTTCTTCACCACCAACAATATTAAACTTCTGACACTTGGCTCCACCATAATCAGGAGAGAGTTTACTCATATCATAGTTCAGCAGGAAGTAGAGAGCATCTGCAACATCACTAGCATGAATGTAATGGCGTGAACCTGCCTTCTCTTTGGTAGGGTCACTGTGCACAGTAATCTTCTCACCATCCCGTGCACGTTTGATACACATAGGAATATATTTCTCAGGGTGTTGCCGTTCACCAAATACATTCATTGTATGGGTAATAATAGCAGGGAGCTTGTAGGTATTCTCATATGCCACTACCAATTCCTCTGCCCCAGCCTTGGATGCACTGTAGGGGTTAGTAGAGTTGTATCGGTCATTCTCTTTATAGTTAACACCTTCAGGTGCAGGACCAAACACTTCATCTGTAGAGAAGTAAATAAACCGTTCCAGACCTTCTACTTTACGAGCATATTCCAGAATGTTCACAGTACCAATAACATTGTCCATCACAAATTCCATAGGATATTCAATACTACGGTCCACATGACTACCAGCAGCCAAGTGCGCAATGTAGTCTACATGCCCGATCATATTAATAATCTGTGGGTTAAGTTCTGCTTTCAGGTCATGAAAGACTGTGCGTACACGGTTCTGTGTAGCCTTTTCATGCCGACGAACTACATCATGCAGTCTGTTGAGATTACCACTATAGTCCAGTCTGTCCAGAGTTACAATATTCCAGTCAGTCTTGGCTAGAAGATAATCCACCACGTGGTGTGCAATAAAGCCAGCGCCACCTGTAATCAAAATAGTTTTACTCATTAGATAGTTCCTTTACCACTTCAATCCATTGTTCAGCAATTTTAATGTCAGATAAGTTCTGCTGTATATATTCCTGCCCTAAACGTATTCTTTCCAGTGTCTGTGCAGGATTATTCAGACACTCAATCATATTGTCTACAAAGTTATCATTTACATAGGCATAGTCAGAAAACTTTAAATAGCTGTCCTGACCAGAAGCAAGCACCATAGTACCACAGGCTAAACCATCTACCAGTTTGTTATGGCTTTTACCAATAGTAAAAGGGTGTGTAGGATCAATAGGAAGAATTACAAAATCAGATTTAGACGCAATAATCTTTTGAATTCTTTCATTCCACTTTACATTTCTAGACTCACCATTCAAAGACTTCACACCAGTAGGCATAGTGCCGTTGCGGTTAATCACAGTAAACTTGATAGGGGGTAGTTCATCTTGCCGTGCCTTTAGTGGATCAAAGACAAGCTTCTTCCAGTCAGCGTACTGCAAGTTGCCATCATTACCATACCAAGTTACTTTCAAAATATCTTTAGGTTCAAACTTGGGTTCTTCAAACTCATAGAATACAGGGTCATCAACAATAAAAACTTTCTTGTTAATTCCTATAGACTTTAGTTCATGTTCAATATGCTCTTTCAACTTATTAGTTGTGGTGGTAATAGCATCACACTTCTTGAGGATTTGTAATGCCTGTCCTCTACGCCTGTCAGCAAAGTAATTATCACACACATCCCAAATCATCTTCTTACACTTGGGGTTCCAGTGCTGAATACTTGTTTTAGAAATAACACCAATACTATCAGAGTTGACAGGATTATTAAAGCCACCATCAAATCCAATCTTCTCCATACCATTTGATGGAGTGATAATTCTAATTCTAGAAGATGCTGATATTTTTCCGTTTAGATCAATCGGATTAAGAAATCTTAGGTTCATAGTCAAAATTAATATTTCCCGCAATAGTATAACGTTTATAGTCGGACCACTGTACCTCATGCTGCAAGTGACTTGGGAAAATAATGAATTTTCCTTCTGTCAAGTCTTCTGTGTATATCTCTCTTTGGAAATACTTTTGATTATACATTGTGTTATGAAATACAGTAGTATTAGGTTCTTCTAAGTGCAGCAAATATATTAAGCACAAATCTGCTCCCGGATGATCATGTAATTCATGCATTCCCATTTTATCATATCTATTATACCAATACTGAATATTTTTCAAGGGATACGAATTAAAATCTAATTCTTTAATAACTTCATTTAAAATAGGAATAACAACTTTTTCTGTAAATTGTTCATAATCGATTGTACTATTTGGAGAATAATATGAAGTATTAGAATTAAATTCGGCAGCCCATACATCACGATTCTGTTGTGATGCAATAGTATTATTATCTTCTATTTCTTGGTCAATAGAAGATACAAAATGTTGCTTCCACTTATCATGTTCAGGAACATCTTTAACAGCAATAAAATGAGTATGAAACTCTCTAATATCTAAAGTCATTTAAGTTAAACCTTGTACCATGCATTTTATATAAGTCTCTAGTGTGATTGGTATACACTAATACTTCTGGATCATCAATCAGAAAGTCACAGTCTTTACAGAAATCGGGGTAGTTGCCTGTAAGATGCTGCTGTCTTAACTCTGTATACTTATCACCTGTCCAAATCTCATCAATACTTTGATCTGATACATGACCCAGAATAGCATCATCATCTCTACCAAGTACTTGACAACAGGGAGTTACTGCCCCCCACTTACCCGGCTTTCCCCCAGCCCGAATAACAAGATCAGGAGAGAAAGGTCTACCGCAGGTCTTCACCTCTCCTGTGCGTTCTTCAGGTGGACGATACACACCCGACCAATTGTGCATCTTCCAAATCTCTGTCTGGACTCCTGCACTCTCTACAATCTTGCGGTATTGCTCTACTTCATAGTCAACATTATCATTATCCATAATCAGGTGATAGGTTGATACGTTACAAAAAGAGCCAGATTGATTTACATACGATTGCATCTCATGAAGATTGTTAATTACAATATCAAAGTAATCTGAATTCATCCATGCCTTGTAGGTCTCTTTGTTGTAACCAATAATTGAAAACCTATAGAAATCTGTACCAGCATCCACAACTCTCTTCATAAAGTTGCCTTGCATCTTATACCCATTAGAGAACATAAATGCTTTGGCGCCATACTTCTTTACAATCTTGACATACTCAGGCAAGTCAGGGTTAAGGGTAGGCTCACCAGAACCTTCAAGGTTGACAACATTCAACCCCTTATCAGACAACTCTTCAATGATTGCTTCGAAGTTTTTGAGACTAAGTTTTTTTAGCCAATTCTTCCCCCTGCCACCGGGAGAAGACTGTGGACACATCTGACAACTGTAGTTGCATCCACCATTAATCTCAATTACTGCTCTGTCGATATTCATTGATAACCTTTTGGCATACTTCTAATGCTTCATCAAAACCTTTACGGAATCTATTAGCAGTATGACCTTTCTCTAAAAACCACTGCATATTATCTATAGTACCTTGATATTTGTCTTCTGGTAAAACGAACCCGGAGACAAGTTGATCGTATTGACTCCGGGCATTTAGGTAGTTCATAAAATTCATATTGATTACATCATTTTTAGATCATCGATGAAAGAAATTTCAGAGTCAATAAGACCCTGAATAAACTCCCGTGCTTCTTCAATTGTGGTTTCGTAGCCAGCAGCAGAATCTACATACTCTTTCATAAAGTTATTCTGCTCAACATCCAACATCTTCTGGTTTTCCGTCATCATCATCAAGTTCTAGCTCCAGTTGTTCAACTTCTTTTTTCATAGCTTTCAACCGAGCGATAACTTCATCACCATCCAACCAAAGGTCTTTGCCTTCAAGAATATCAGTGATTTCATCTTCACTCAGAAAATCACTATATACTTTTTTCATCATCTTGTCAACAAGTTTTTTCTCAAAAGATACCTGCGCAAACATTTCTGCACCTTTACCAACTGCAATACCAGAATAGTTATGGAACATAAATGCTGCATGTTCAGAGACTTCAAAAGTCTGTGCTTGCAAGAATACCATAGTCGCAGCAGACATACATGCACCTTCTACAGATGCAGTAATGATACCTTCTGACTCTTGGATGCAACGCATCATCTGAATAGCAGTAAACAAGTCACCACCATAAGAGTTGATATGAAGATTGATAATGTCTGTCTTACCAGCATTACGAATAAGTTCAAACCAATCTGTGTATTGGTCAGCAGGACCAATCTCACCAGTCAGGTATAAATCATGCCTTGTTACAACTTGCTTGTTAGGAAAAATAGTTTTGTTTTTCTGACCCATGCCAAGCAAGTCATCTAGTGCCATCGGTTCCATATTATTCAACTTCCTTATAACCAAGATCAGCACGACGTTTTGACTCTGCTGTATCTGTTTTGTTGCGTGAAGACATGTGTTTGCGATTACAGTCTTTACAGACATGGTAATATGCATAGTAAGAGTTACCCTTGGCAGTCTTCTCTACCAATTGAATAACACTATCAAATTTATCTATACACTGATTAAGGCTACAATATTCTTCAGCAAACATTGGATTATAGAACCGAATATCACCTTTGACTGGTGTAAGTTTTTGTGGTGTCAGTTCTTTACCTGTCTTGGTTTCACCCATTAAGGGTGGATTGTTCTGCTTCATATTGTTTGATCGTTTCATGGAGCTTCTCCGTCCAATCGTCACGTTGTTCTACAAATACTAAAGGATGGTCATCATCAACAGACATGATAGTAACCAGTTGTGTGATAGGCATCTTAGTGCGTTCTTCCCACATGATAGCATATGCTGCTTCTTGCATAAAGTAGTTATAGCACCGGCTACGGGTCTTACGCTTCTTAGATGTTTTGAAATCAATAATAGACAACTGACCATCAAACTCTGCTACACAGTCAACACGACCTGCTACACCCAAATGGTTTGAGTAGAGAGGTTGCTCTTGTGCATATACCTTACCAACTCGTTTGTCAATAATATCTTTGATCTGCTGAAAGTTTTCTATGATGTGAGGAAAGTAACCAGCATCATAATCAAGTTTATTATCAATATAGTCTTCAACAATCTGGTGAACAGCAGAACCACGGGTAGTAGCCATACGTGATACACGATTTGCCTCTTCATCACCTACACGTTTTCGCCATGCAGCAATAGCAGCACGGGAAAGAATAGACAGGACTGTAGTGATAGAAGGATACTTTTTGTTATCCTCAGTTACATACTTACGACCTTCATCAGTATCTTCTGAAAGAAGGTCATCATAATCAAAGTGAACTTTTACGTGTTCGAACATTCGTCGTGTCATTATATTACTTTCAATAGTTTCATTATCAATATAGCAGAAAAAAGGGGGTCTGTCAACCCCCTAATTTTATTGTGAGTAGCCTACAGTTTCTCGTACAATATCGTTATGGTTAAATTCCGCCCAATACACCTCAAAGGCAACAGCATCTTCAAGGCATTCAAACTGGTGATAAACACCGGGTTTAACCTTAGTCCATTCTCCTGCACAGAGAATAGTTTCATCTACTAGGTCATAGTCATTCTGCCATACACGAATAAGCAATTGACCAGACTCTACATAGAATCCATTCCACTTAAATTCATGTTTGTGCTTAGAACATACTCCACCTTTTTTGGTGAAAATACGATGAAACTCAAGTGCACCGTTGGCTTCAATCAGTTCCGTAGAACCCCATACTTTACCTGCAATCATAATTCATCATCCTATACTAAAATATTGTTTATCTTGCCATTTATCTATACCAAAGAAAAACCATAAAGATGCTTGTGTCAATCCAACCCAACTCAAAATCCCATCATGGTCAATATTAATTCTCAAAGGTTTTTTACCTAAATTAAAACTACATTCTAATACATTTTTTCTATAAAAATGCAGTTCATATTCATGGTCAAAAATATAATTCCAAAAACTTTCTAGATGATCATCTTTACTAATTTCATCATACCAATTATTAACTATAGTGGGCTGAACTATCTTTGGAGTGGATTGTTTAATTTCATAACCCTTCATATCGAAATAATCTCTACTAAACTCTGGTGTTATATCAAAAACTTCTTGTAAGTTATTTTCTCCTTCACCTAAAATACTTTCAATATCTTCTAAAGAAGTATTGTCATAATTATAAAAATATGCGGGATATTTAAGTTCTTTATTAAATGGGACCAAATCTCCTACAGCCATCAAAAAAATTATTCTACTAAATCCAACAGAACACAATACTCTTAGATTATTATCAATATATTTTGTTCTGAATATTAATGGATTCAATATAACCCCATCACGATACAACATATATGGCATTACCATTTTATGCACAACATTATTTGGTTTAGGTTGGTGCTGGTCAAATATGTTCAATCTTCCTTTGGGGGGCAATGCTAATGAGTGCATACCCCAATTAATTTTTTTAATACCATAAACCTTAAATACTATCAAATCATGATCAGCAAGTCTTTTAACAATACCACCAGTTTTATTTTTATTGTTTACATAAAAATTTAACTTATCTATAGTTTTATTAATTTCTGTACAGACATCTGTATCAGCACCCCAAGAATACTTGTTTCTTCTCTTATCAATTTTTTTTTGCAGGAGTTTCTGTTTTTTTAAGGACATTTATTTTCTATCTGTCAACATCTTCATCAGAACACTAAAACCTAAACCGAGCAGACACACTACTACGAATGTGCCGATACCTGCTAATACAAGGATCATCTAACTGCCCATCCTAGTTCTTCTTCAACTTCATCTTGCAGAACAGGATCGTAGTCATCATATTCAATCTTTTTATATTTGCGAAGATACTTATCATCTTCTTCAAGAGAATTGCGTTTGCTACCTTTTGGTAACTCACCAATAGTCATCTTTTTATGCCGACCGTTTTTCTTATTACGGGGGTCAAAACGAGAAAACTTAGCCATTATCTTTCATATCTCCTTATTTAATGCCTAACATTTCTTTTGTCATAATGTAGTCTCTCACAAAGTCGGAACGAACAATGTCTTCCCAACCAAACTCTACAACAGTAAAGTGCTTCAGTTTCTCTATAATGTTTAAGAACATCAGCACACCATTCTTATCTTTCTCTTTGTCAAAGTCGGACTGATAATAGTCACCACAAATCAAAAGTCTACAGTCACGACCAATACGAGTAATAACAGAATCTAATTCATGAAAGTTTAGGTTCTGCATTTCATCAATGATAACAACTGTGTTATTCCATGTAGTGCCACGCAGATGTGATGTTGATTCAAAAGCAACAGTTCCTGCTTGAATTAGTTTGTTCCAACTGTCATTCTGCCCAAACAGTTCTGCACAAATACCACGATAGGGTTTTGTGTATGGGTCTTCTTTTTCTTCTTTGGTTCCGGGAAGGAAACCTGTGTCACGGGTGGGTACAACAGACCTAACCAATACGATTTGATCATAGGGGGTTTCCTTGTCTAGTACATCTTCTAGTGCTAGAGATAGTGCTACAAAGGTCTTACCTGTTCCTGCTGAACCTGACAAGACCACATGGTCACCCTTCTCATAGGCATCAAATACTTTTTCTTGATTTTTTGTGATTGGATTAATCTCAGGCAAGTCTTCTAGACGAAAACGTAACTTGGTATTAGACATTGATTTTTGCGTCTTTCCCTGAAGCTTTCTTGACTTTCTTCAGCACGTCTTGCCAACCTTCACCTGCCATACGGTGTGTTGACATTCTACCAGATACAGTTGCTGGCATTTTAAATACCTGACTGTATTCTGGATTGCCCTGCAAAAATTCTTTGAACTGTGCATAGGACATGGTTACTTCAGTATATTCTTCTGTGTCATTATTACGAATAGTATAGACTGGCATATTAATCTCTAAATTGAATTGCTAATGAGTATCTAGCTTGATCGTTAGTGAATGATGTACCTTTGTGGTGTAGACTACCTTCAAAAGCCATCAATCTATTTGGTAATGGTAACACACCTACTATTTGATTGTCAACTAAAATCTGCGTTTCTCCACCCATCTGATAATTATATTCTGCAATATCAGGAAAATAAATTAAAGTCCAACCACCCTTTTCAGAATCAACATGAAAATATGTAGGAGTTTTGGGATCATATTTATTGTAGAGACTTTGTAAATATGTAGTTTCTAGAATTTTTCTCAGATTTGGATGTGCCAAACATTCACTAAGAACAATTTGTGTACCACGTTCATGAAAACCATCCCCTGAATTATAACCAGATTGACCAGATAATGGATCATCTTCTTGGTCATTCACGGGGTTCCATTTTCTTTTCATGGTCAAATCATAAATTTTGTGATGATCCTCTTCAGAGAGAAAATCATCTATTACAATAAGTTCTTTCATTATACCTCTGGAAACAAACATTTATCAATAAAAAGTCTAACATCATCTTCACCTAATCCTAGAGAAGTCATAGTTCTAGGAGTGTGAGGATTTTGCTTTTGGTAGTGTGCATATGTATTCTGTGCTTCTTTACCAAGATCATCATTAACATAGGTATCATTAAAATTACCAATATGATTTAGATAATAGGAAAGCCCTTCATTGACCATATCTGCAATCATATTCATTTCAGTTTCTTCTGAGACATTACCTGCTGCTACCATATAACGACTGAAAATTTTCTTAGCCCAATCGGGTAGTGTTCTGGTTTTGCCATATCCATACTTTGCCATAGTGTTACCAAACCAGTTCACCATTGGGTGATTAATATCAGTTGTCGGGCTAAAATCAAAGAATGCACCTGTAATCTTTTTCTGACCAGCAATTACATCAAATCCAAAAACAGGTGCATCACTCTTTAGATGTGGGAAAATGCAAACATGCATCATCCAGAGTTTCTTTGTTTCTCTAGCATCAACTACATCTACATGCGCTCTGCGATAATCATTAGAATTCCAGACCCTATTAACCCATCCGGGACGATTAAATTGATCCATCCCATCTTCTTGGATTTCTTCCCCTGTCGAATCTAATTCAGTCTCAATCAGATTCTGAATTTTGGTCAGTTTGTCCCAAATCATTTGTTAATTTATCCAGTTCAAGAAAAATATAGTGAGCATGGTCAAAAGCTCGCATTGCCTCTTCTGCCATATCATTATTTAGTTTTTCTCTTAACTTCTCTTTCAGATAATCTTCTTCAACCATAAACTTGTAAAAGGCTCTAGGGAAACTCGCATCAAGTCGTTTAGCAATAATCTGACCACCAGACAAATCACCCATATGTCGGACATAGATATGTGCTAAGATTTTATGTTTATCATGTTTAATTGAATGAAGATAGTCAATATACTCTTCAGTAGAGGAAAGAATAGGTGGAGTTGTATAGTTTAACCCTCTAAACCTTCTATAATCTTTCCAGATATTATCTGTACGACGAATACTGTCAATATCGTCTAGTACACCAAGGGACATTGCAATATTTTCTAAAGTGCCATATAGAAACCCCATATTGTAAAGGTAGATATAATATTCCATTGCTTGGATTTTACCTGATACAAGTTTCTTAGCAAAGTTAGAACGTTCTGCATCCTTGTGGTGGTTCATTGTCAGTTCACGGAGTTTAAGCATTTTCATATACCCTATTATATTGATTATTCACCTTAACAAATGTAGCACACTTTGTCAAGTCTTTTAGTTGTCTTGCACCAACATAGGTACAGGTAGAACGCAGACCACCAAGAATATATTGAATAGTGTCTGCTACAGGACCACGATAAGGAACAAGAATATCACGACCTTCTGATGCACGATAACCTTTTAGACCACCTGCATGTTTTTGATTTGCTGTATCAGATGACATACCATAGAACTGCCTAAACTCTTTCTTTTCAATAACAGGCTTGTAGACTTCATCATCTTTCATAAAATAGTATTCGTTGTTATGAATATACTTGTGAACAGGTTCACCACCACCTTCATCATGACCTGCCAGCATACCACCTAACATTACAAAGTCAGCACCTGCTGCAAATGCTTTTGCTACATCGCCCGGAGAAACGCAACCACCGTCAGCGACAATGTGACCACCAAGACCATGAGCAGCATCCGCACACTCCATAACCGTTGATAGTTGCGGATAGCCAACACCAGTAACAATACGAGTTGTGCAAACACTTCCAGGCCCAATACCCACTTTAACCACGTCAGCTCCATTTAGAATCAACTCCTGTGTCTGATCAGCAGTTACAACATTTCCTGCAATGATAATGTTATTTACACCACAAAGTTCACGGATAGATTTAACGAACTTTACATACTTTTCCATATATCCGTTAGGTGTATCAATACAGATAATAGGATACTTGCCTTTGAGAATACGAACCTTTTCATAGTCAGCGTCTTGCATACCTACAGTCAAACAAAGACTTTCTTTCATGCGTTCTTTGTCATAGATATCAGCATGCAAATGTAGGTTAGATAGGTCTTGGATTTGATAGCTTTTATTCATGGCAACAATCATATGTTCTTTAGAGAACTCTTTTGCCATTTCAATTGTACCAACACCATCCATGTTAGCAGCAATGATAGGGAGAACATCAATAACTCTTTGAGAGTGTGGAAACTTGAATGAACGAGTAAGTTTGACTTCTTTACGAGATTCTAATGTAGATCGTTTTGGTCTTAAAAGAACGTCTGAATAATCTAACTTAGTATCACTCTCAATATGCATTTTTGTTTACTCCTAAAAAATAATGGTGCCGCAAGTAGGACTTGAACCCACAACCTATTGATTACAAATCAATTGCTCTACCAGTTGAGCTATTGCGGCATAATATAAAATGTATAGGGAGGATTAAGGATTACCTCCAATGGCCCACTGGCAAACTCCTGTCTACTCGGTCCAAACCTACCTGCATCCGCTAAGACGGGCCGCTAAACCCCTTCGGTATTACCTTATCCGCATCTGCCACGGATTATTCAGTCACTATACTATTCCTGCCGTCGCAGGAAACTTGTTGGTCGGAGATGCAGGATTCGAACCTGCGACCCTCTGGTCCCAAACCAGATGCGCTAACCAGACTGCGCTAATCTCCGTTACTTAGTCATCTTTTACTTCTTCATACCATTTGCCGTTGATAAAGATTCGATCTTTTTCAACCTTATCTTCACCAGAAACCCCGGCATGGATTCCGGTATAGACCACAGCATTACCAAAGACTCGAGCATTGGCAAATACTAGAGCATTACCATAGACCTTAGCATAGTCAAAGACCAAAGCATTGTCATAGACCCAAGCTTGGCCAGAGACCTTGGCTTTGCCAGAGACCTTGGCATGACCATAGATCTCAGCATTATCACAGACCAAAGCATTGTCATAGACCTGAGCATGCCCATGTATTAGAGCATTATGATAGACCTGAGCGATACCAAACACTTTAGCATATGGCCCAACAAAAGCCGTATCAGACACTTCAGCAGTATCTGCGACCCAACCACCACCGTTAGAATGTTGATGTGCTGGAACTGGACCATTACCGTCTTCAAAATCAAATTTAGTCATCAGCTACTTACTCATCTTCCAGTCCAAAATCTAAACATTTTATTTCTTTTCGTAAACAAACAATTTTAGTGTTCTGCCATCATCCTGAAGTGCTATTTCACACTCCTTTACGTTGAAGTTTTGGTAAGCCCTAACATTCTCAAATTCAGGAGGGTCTTTATACTCCAAAACCTCGACTCTAGTTACCTTACTAAATTTAGTCATTATTCATCATACTCTAATATGCTACAGTTGTTGTCTTGCTCGCATACACGCCTTTACGACATGCTTTCTTCGAAACCTGACGTTTCTTGTCCGTTACTACCTGTTTTCTGTAGTAACCTTTGCGAAGTTGTGCTGCAATAGGATTACGCACCGTTCTCTTCCTTTACTTTCTTTACATATTCCATGAACTCTTGACCTTCTGCAACCCATTCTTCAATGGTCATATGACTCAACTTTTCTACCCAAGTAGCTTTTGCTTCATAAGTTTCGCACCCATCATCATAGACCCAAAGATAGTGACTGTGTTGCTGATACAAACTCAAGTGTTCTTCACCAATAGTCTTTAGAATCGTCTGCTTCTTCATTTTACTCTCTTACAGTTCAATCATGTTCATATCTAACTCTCTTTCTCAATCACTTACATATATAATATAGTGTTCTTAGAGCAAGAAGTCAATAGTTTTTTTCAACTATCGTTTCTAATTTTATGCAAATTGTAAATCAACCTCAGCAGTTTCAAGCATACCTTCACCAGTAAAGTATGGAACTTCAACATCATCATAGGTGTCTTTGATCAGTGTAGAAGCATCACCATGAATATGCACAAGACCTGCATCATTCCAAGTATAGACTGTTACATTATAGTCACCTGTCCAAATGTTAGGTTCATCTGCTTCAACCCAATCTAATACTGCATCTAGTGTCATCTGCGCATCAATACCTTCATCATCTTCTACAAGATATTTTACACCAGCCTGTGGTTCTGTCAAGATTTCACTTTCATGGTAATAAGACAAAGTAGGAACTTCACTCTCAGTATCATCTACTTTTTCACCTGCAATGAATTCATTGTAAATAATCCATCCACCAATAAAAGCAGTCAATGTAAGACCAACTGCACCCAATCCCAAAAATAACATTATATAATCTCCTAATAAAATTTGTTAGGACAGTTTGCGGACCTACTAGGATTCGAACCTAGAATAGAGGTTTAGAAGACCACTGTGATATCCATTTCACCATAGGTCCGCAAACTGTCCTAATCTATACTGTATCTATTGCCCTGACAACATAGTGATAATAACCATCACTGCTACTTTATCACCAATACGGTATCGTTTATCTACAACAGTGCTACCATATTGACCATTCCACTCGTAGTAAATAGTATAGTTATCGACTACAGATTCTATTTGATCAACATATTGAATAGAACATTGTTTCTGTTTTTCATATCCTACAATACGAGTTTTATCAGCACGACCTGCTTCTGCTGCAACTACACCACCAATAACTGCTCCCGCTGCTGCACCCTCATCTTTTTCTGTAATTGCTTTACCAAACAAACCACCAATAATAGCACCACCCAGAACTTCTAGACCTGTAGCACCTTGACCTTGTACTGTATCGTAGATAGGAACATCTACAAAACTACAAATATTTTTACGGGCAGGAGTTACCAGCTCAATATAGTTAGGTGTAACAGATGTAATAGTTGCATAAACAACATCATCTGCTGCTGCTTTAAGAGGAATAGTTAGGGCAAGAACTGCCCCAACAATACCTGCTAGAATTTTATTTTTCATAGAAATATTCCGATTCAGTATAGAGAGGTCCGGGAACCACAACATCCGACATAGATTCTGCTGGACAGACCTCATGTGCATGCAGACCACCTGCTACATTAGCACCTGCTGCTGCACCTACACCTGCCCCTAGAATAGAGATAAATGCATCACCATCTGACAACATCGCTAGACCAAGACCACCAGCAATTGCACCGAGTGTAGCATAACCCGGAACCTCTGGTGCATAGTAAACTACATCTGTGCATTCTTCCAAATTTGGATAAGTATTGACTGCACAACCCGAAAGTGCCAACATTGACACACCACCAATAATAACTGCTTTCATTTTATTTTATACTCCTACTAAGGTATGATAAATGTCTTCCCAACCTTGAACACGTTGTTCAAAGTCATAATGCCGATTGTGAGGCAAGTCAATCAAAAACGAATCCAAACCAAGTTCTTGACCCAGCACAGCATTCTTATACTTATCTTCTACCCAAACACAACCACTACCACGATACTTCTCAAGTGCATCATCTTTATCAGCACCTGTATCTAGGCAGACAAGTTCATCAATAACATTTTCACCAAACAAATCATGTAGGTTCTGTAAACGTGCTTTGTAGGCATACTTATTCAAGGACATAGAAGTAATGACACGCAGAACATAACCACATTCTTCATGAAGTTTCTTTACATACTTGACTGCATCTAAATGCGGAGTCAGATATGCCATAGCAGCAGAGTTGTTAAACTCACGAACCAGACCTTCACCTGCTTCTTTGTTGATAAAACCATACCGTTTCCAAATGGCATATCCGGTATCGTCTTGTTCGGTATAACCACGGTCTGCCATAAACTCTTTGAACCCAAAGAGCCAATCTAGTAGCACTCCATCGCAGTCAGTTAGGATTACCTTATCAGCAAGGTTACTTTTACTCATTAGTCTGTTGCTCCATACTTTTCTTTAATAGAATCATAATACTCTTCGGTGAAAAGGTCTTCTTTCTCTTCTAGATGGCTACGAATAGCTTCTCTAATGACTGAAGAGATGGTGCACCACTCTTGCTCTGCGACATAGTCTACTTTGTCGTAAACAGCTTCAGGCAATCTGAGCGTAAGCACTCTGTCTTTTAGCATTTTTCTATTTTTACTCATTAGTCAGTTGCTCCATCCATATCTACAGCATATTCTTCAATTTCTTTGACATTAAAAAATGTCGATTCATATTGCACCATATCATTATAGTGCTTTTCACTTACCATGTAAGGTGTATGTTGCACCTCAAACTCTACCCGATTATGTATACGTTCAGAAAGATACTCGTCAGCCTCCCATCTAGAGTCAAACACCTTTACATCAGGATTAGGGTCAAGGTAATCCACAAACTCAGTAACTTTAAACATTAACGATTCCTCGGAATATAGGGCATTTCTTTACCGTAAATACTATACCACACTGGATACTCTTTGGCAAGCATTTCATGCAGTTCTACCCGTTCAACTGTGGTCATTTTTTGTAGAACACCTTCCTCAGACATATTATTCAAAATACCTTGAACCTGTCCTGATTCCCATCGTAGTTGCCGAACACGTTCACGGTCATACAACCATTCCGTGATATGCTCTTCAAGAAATAACTTATAGAAAAGATATACCGGAGCTACAATACAAAAACCAGTAAAAACTAGAAAAACCAGAAAAAGCCCATCCATAATCATTCTTCAATCCTTTCTACAAAAAAGTCTTCAGTCAGCCAACGTAGGTCATTGGTTTCAACTGACCTGAGAAGCACACCACCAAAAGTCCCTTTACGTTTTTCAACTACAGACCAGAGAGTGCCATGCTCTCTGATTCTCTGCTTACCTTTTTTGGTGTGACCTTTAAGATGGAAGATCATTTTACTGCCCTTCTTCGAACAGTTTCTTTGCCGAAACAAACGAACCGTCTTCTAGTTGAAGTTTAATGTCTGGTAAAGAACCGAAACCCACGATACGGTCAACAACTTTTACACCGTCGATCTCTTTGACGGTCCACATTTTGTTCATGTGCTTTTTAAACGCTTGATTCATCTTACTGCACCTCAACCTTTTCAAGAATATCTAAAAAGTCTGCAATCATACCTTCACAGGCAGTAACAGCACGTTCACGTTCAACAGGGTCTTCAATCTGCTGATACTTGGCAAGGTTTGCTTCACAAGCAGCGATGTAACTTTGAATCTGTTCAATCATCAGACTTACCTTCTTTTCTCTCTCTTACATACTTAATATAATATCTTCAGAAGGTTTTGTCAAGTACCAATCGGGACTTTTTCGTGTTTTTGTCCACTTTGCAAACTTAGATTTTTCTGTGATATAAAAGTCACGGTAGGCAAGCATAGTCTGTGGAACAGAACGTTTGATTTCATCAGGCATACATTGTGGGGGTGGAGTCCATCCACCAGTCATCTTCATAGACTTAGGTGGTAGTTGTAGGTAAGGTAGAACAGTAAGAGCAGTACCATGCTGCTTATCATAACGATATTCAAACTCATCAGCGAGAGCATTCATCAAATCTTTTGCCCAGCCATAATGCTCTACAGAATTACGAATCCATACGCTAGAAGGATGATTTACATGACACGCTTTGTATAGAACATCTTCTTTGAATGCGTCAGGATGAACCCAATAGTCAACCATACGCTTACCAGATTTAGATGGTCGTTTTGTCTTTTCGCCATCTAATACACGATGCGCAGTAGACAACATCTGTGCAGTTTCTACCAGCATCTTTACGACATGCTGATCACAGTGCATCTGTGCTGCTGTGATAGGGTTATTATGAATATAAAATAAGTTCATTTGTCATTCCGTTCTCGATTACGTCTAATACCATACCCCAATTTTTTCATCACGTCAAGTCTTTCTTCATCGGAATAACTACGCCATTTAGCAATCTCTTCTAGAGTGCGACCACACCCTGCACATTTACCTTCTACTATTTTACAGATTGATACACAAGGTGTTATATACATTATTCATCAATGTCCATAAAAATCAATAACTCTTTCTAAAGCATGAATGTCTTGAACGATATCATTCCAATCTTCTTGGTTACGTGCTGTCCAACCTTTCATATCTCTTTTCTTGTTCATCTCATCTCTGGTTTCTTTACACAGTTGAAGACTATACTTCAGTCTTCTTAACGTCAGTTCATCTGTTGAGATTGTTTCTGTTCGATACAAAGGTGTTTGCCTTTTCAATCAAATCATCCTCTTGATCATACTTTGCTAACTGATCTAAAGACTTCGACTGTCTAATTATCTGTCTGATACGGTTATCAAACAAAGACTGTGGAATATGACTTACTTGCACACCATCTTGCAATAACCACAAGCCATCTTGATCATAGTCTAAAGTGTATTCAAGTTCATTTGATTTTGACATTTCTTCTTTTAAATCTTTAACCTCTTCTTCAGCCAAATTGTAGGCAGTCAATAACTCAACAATTCTTTCTGCTGCTTCCAGATAAAGATTACCTTCAGGTTTGTCTTCGTCTTCTGGATATACCTTTTCCCAGTTCCTAAGACGCTCAATCAGTCTTTTGTCATAACTATTCATAATCTCTCTCCTAAGTTTTTGGTGCGGACAGTGGGACTCGAACCCACAAGGCCAATGGCCGACGGCTTTTAAGGCCGTTGCGTATACCTAGTTCCGCCATGTCCGCATATAAGATTATTCACACAAATCATCATATAAAAGAGTATACTTCCTATGAGTGCTGGTGTCAAGAGAAAAGATTCTCCAAAATACTTTTGCTAACATTATTCTGTCCCATCTGTTAGGTTATATGCTAAAGTGTATCTAAACTTTTTTTCTGGAGTAGTATGAAAAGAATGAAAGGTCTCATCACTTCGCACGAAAACTAAAGCTCTGTTAGGTTTCCATTCTACTTTTTTATCAGGTTCATGATAGTTTTGATCTTTTGTTTTGTAAAGCCATGTTCCAACATTTTGTTCACTTAAAAATACTGTAGTACTCATCATTTTCCATGAAGTATCTGGATGTATTTTAAATCTATAATTGTTTGCTTGTATTTGTATAGCAAATTTAAACCCTTTTGGATATTCGCTACCATTTTTAAAAGTATTATATAATTCGTTAACGTATTTATCATGATTTTCAGTAAAAAATTTATGCAAATTTTCATAACATTCTGTTAACTCAGGAAATTGTTTACTATACTCTATAAATAATTTATCCTCTAAAGAATTTATAGATTTTGAATTTTTATTTTGATCTTGCACCCATGCCATATGGGATTTAGAAGTATTGTAGGTTTGTTTAAATAATAATGTAAACTTACCTTGCTGCTCTAATAGTTCTTTAAATATATGGTCGGGAAAAAAATTATCTACTATCGCATGTTCCCACGGATCATTATAATATTTAATATCCATATTCTTCCTCTTAGTTAGAAAGACCCAGAGAATGTATATATTCCCCGGGCCCTAAAAGTAAACTTATTATAGACTATGATTTAGGACTTGTCAAGTGTAAAGTTGTTCCTCTAAATCTTTTATTGATCTGCCCAGATAATCTCGTTTCAATTTCATTTGCCTTACCAAAGTATCTCTCCCTTGTTTAATTAGTTTTCTTTCATAATGTTCAAGTTCACGATAATCTTTTTTCAAACGGTCGATTTGAGAAACGAGCATATAATGCATTCCTTAGAAAGTTAATAGGTCATAACAAACTAGTCAGGGGGCATGATACTTGGGAAAGCCTCCTTGACTAAAGCAGATGAAATTCCCTTGAAAGGTTTTTTATCTTTCATCTGCAATACGACTAGAGCATCTTTAGGATGGACAGCTTCTAGAAGAGAAACAAACATAGTCTCACGTTTCAGTGCACCAAGGTCATCTGCTCTCTTACCAACAAAGTACTGCATCTCTCTAGCCTTCCTCAAGAGGCTTGAGGGGGCATTGTGGGGGTCACAGGCAGTATAAGGGGGAATACCCTCTGGAAGCTTTAGCTGGACAGCAGGGTTGTAGCATCCTTGGAGAATAGTTCTTAGTCCAAAGGACTCATATTTTCTGAGAATAGAAATCTTGTCTGCCTTTTTCTTAGCAGCACCCACTTTCTCTAAAACTTCAAAAATATCTAATTTAATTTCATTAGCCATCATTTTTCCTCAAATGTTTCGCATTTATCCGACACTGGATATATTCATTAAAGTAATCATCCTTTAGAAGTACATCATATTCAAATTGATATTTGGCTTCATAGTAGGAGCATTCACCTTTAGTCTTACAAAATCTCAAGATTTCTCTGTAGTATTTATCACCACCGACTTCTTCAACTTGCTCTTGAAGTGCTTTGTTTGATCCATAATATTTTTTCCAATCGGATTCTTTGGTGACATACTTTGTTTTGGTTCCACCTGTTTTGGTCTTTACCTTGGTTTTCCTGCGGTTCCAGAGCAGTTTTTTACCAATGTACTTCTGATTAGTGTCTAGGTTTTGTATCCTGTATACTATCCCTACAAACTCTTCTGGTGCCGTTTCAGGGTCATACTCGGCAAACTGATAGTACCACCCTGTATAATGATCAGACATAAAATAACCCCAGTCAATTTATCAACTGAGGTTACTTATATTAGTCACAAAGACATCCTGCATCATATTCTGAAATCTCATCATCCGTAACTTCAGAACCACAATATGGACAATGATTAGGTGGTTCATCATAGACTAGATG